ATTCGCCTTCACTTTGAACCTGTCTATTTCACTTGACCAAATCCCCTCTGGCGTTGTGACTTTGACTTGAATCTTGTATGAACCTGTAACCAAATCGCCTAACGTTGTGAAATAACTAATCTGGCCATCAGTGCCATTGCCAACACCACCGGAAGCGGGCAAAGTGTACGCCGCAGTATATTCAGTCTTAACGCCATCAGGGTTCAGCCATATAATTTTTCGTGTTATAGATGTTGAAATATCGACGGGCGTTTCAATCCCGGCAATGCATTCAGTAATTGTTACGATGAACTCAGTACCCACATCACCATCATGTATTTCGTTCTGACATGTCATGCTATACCCACCCCTAGTGATCGTTTACTCGATTTCATTACACCAAGCTGAAAACGGTCTATTTTCATTACACCAAGCTGGAAATAATGTTTTTTGTGATAATAAATTGGTGCCTCAGCAATTATGGTGTCTGGTTCCTCTATTACAGCAAGCGAACCGTTTATAAGCACCCTGGCATTCAAAGACGCGGTATCGCTCTGCTCCATTGATGCAAGCGAACCCTGAATAAGCACCCTGGCATTTAAAGACGCTGAGTCGCTCTGTTCTGCTGTGTCTAAATCACCTGAAACCAGCACTGCCGCGCTGACAAAAAGCGCGTCTTGCACCTCTGTAGCGGCTAGATTTCCAGAAGTTGTTACGCTACTAGCAGCACCAAGTGCAATACTGCCTAATAATGCTGCGCCGAGTGCCATTAGACTAGCACCGTGAATGAGTGGATTAATAGTGGCCTATGTTTAATCACTCTAAACAATTAACCGTGGGTGATGGTAGCAGTGTTAATGATTACCGTTTGACCCGCCGTAATATCCAGAGTATCCAAGATAATATCAGTGGCTGTTAATCCTACTGTTAATCCAGTTATAGCCTCGGCAGGGGTGCCTGCGCTGTCCTTAATAACCGCCTTGGCTGCTGTTCCAGTAGCATCTGCTGAGGCATCCTCCATTCCTTCGGTTGTGAACGTCAAAACACCTGCCGCGACATTACCCGCCGGGTCTGCCAGGGGTAATACTGCCAGCACAGCATCCTCAGACGTTCTTATTTCCAATGTGGCGGTAGCGCCGAGTCGTGTTATCACTGCGCCGAGTCGTGTATCTTTGAGGGTTGTATCATATAAAACGGTCATAATGATTCCTTAATAAGCGGTTTCTTTGCTGTTTTCTTCTTTTCTATTTTCTTCTGTGCTGTTTTTTTCTGTGCTATATCAGCCACTTCTTCTTGTTCGCGTCTCATTCTATTAAACGAGGCTAAACCCATAACAATCCCCTGTAGGTAAGGAATGAGCGACCCTAAAGCCGCCCATAGAATTTTTAGCCGTTGGTGATGATTTGAGCCATTCGCACGTTTTTGCGTTCATAGACACGCGACCAATTGGACGGTATAGCTAATTCAGCATTAGTGGGTGCTGCGTCTGCAACCGATGCGCTTTGGAATGCAACGCCGCGAGGATGCATGACGAAATGATTACGCGTAATCAGAATGTCATCGCCAGCCAGGGAGTCGCGATCTGTTTCTGTTGGCATCGGGGCTGAACCTTGACCCATCCCCAGTGCGCCACTGCCGAACAGATACGATGTATAAGAAGGTGCAGAATCACCCGCAGATGCACCGCCAGCGGGTGTAAATGGCAGACTGTCATCGACAATAATACGGATACCACGATACGTTTCAATTTCAGCAGTACCCAGGGATTCACGTTCAAACGAAATATTGTCGTTTTTCTTCATGTTGGCATAAACAGCAGAATGCACAGCGATACCTTCCACGCGACGGAGTGCGTCACCGAAAGTAGCCTGGCCATCCACAAACACATCACCCGACAGGCGAGTGGCGGCGGCAACGTCAGAGTTTAAAGTGCCTGATACATCCACCGACATATCGCCAGAATCATTTGCTACGTTATCGAGGAATACACCCACCAGCGACTGCAAGCCGACTGCCTGGAATCTTCTCGCCCAATAATCTGCCACCAGATCACCGATACGAGCCATCGGGTCATCGCCGGATAATGCTTTTGCCAGGTCATTGACTGACCACGCCCGCCCCCGCATATTAAGCACAGCAACATCCTGTGCCGCGCTGATTTTGGTTGGGGTTAATGCGCCTGAATCACTAAGAACCTCATCCGCTCCGGTCAAATCTGACCAAAATGGCATATTGATAAGCTTGCCGCCTTGAGCAGCTAACGCGTTGAGTTGGGGGTCATTTGATACTATACCGCCCATGTAAAACGCCGCGAGTTCAGCGGTTCTTTCTACTACATAGGGGTTGAATACATCGGGTACAATTACATCTGCAATCTGAGTTGTTGCCATGTTTTAAATCCTTAGCTGGTTTTGCGCATTAGCGCAGCTTTTACGGGGTCAGACTTTAATAACGC